TGGACACGGATGATGCTCACGAAATTGGACCAAACGACAATGTAGACAAAGCCACAGCCCGTGTGTTTGGTGACGAAGCATCACCCTATCAGCGAAGAATGGTCCACAAAATCGTAACTCAAGCCAGTAATCAAGGCTCACCCGTACGAATTGCTACGGTACGAGACCTCATAGCAAGTTTACCCATGGGAGTTTCAGATACATTAGTTGACGATTTTCACGGACTTCTTGACTATCCCCACGACAGGGAAGGTAATTTCGATTTAGGAACGACACGCGCACATCCTGATAGAAAGAGGAGAGGGGCTAACAGCCTAAAGACCAACCCCACAATGGTCGCAGCATCGGCAGTATCACGGATGCTTGAAACGTTGTCGGACCGAGGTTTGAACATTGAGGTACCAAACCAAAAGAAGAAAGGTCAATTAGATGCACACTATACTGGCAAAAATGTTAGTCATAGATTAGCAGGCAAACAACTCATAGACGAAAAGAAAATGCACAAATTAACCAACTTACTTCATGGAATTGTGGTTGATGACGGCTCAGTTGAGTACGACCCGTTTCACGAAGCCACCAAAACAAAGTTTGAACTCACGTCAAAGCCTATCGGTCGTGCCTCACATCCTGACACAGAAACATCCATCATGTCTATTTACAATTCTGACGGAATGCGTTCTCACAAAGGACACATGCATGATGTGCCGTTCCGTATGGACATAAGAGACGGTCGCATGACGTTTAAACAACGACGAACTCCAAAGAAAATGCGATTGGTCACGCCCATGATGGGTTCGGTAACGAAGGTGTTGCCTCAACAATATCGTGGTCATTTTGGTGCACATAACGATGACCGTGCTGTTCAACGACAGCCGAATGCCACGCGTTCAAACCAAGCCCAAACGACTTTGAGTGATAACCTACTGGACATATCGACGAAGATGGACGGACCTGCATTGTTGGCTTCGCTGACCAACCCTGATTATATCCGCAAGGATATGCCTGAGGGCTTGCCGTCGCTACAACCGATGCACCGTATCTTTGATGTCGATGACCTTGAACACCTGCGTGGATTCACAGGCGACTGGGTCGTTAGCGACTATCCTGAGGGCGAGCGAATGTTCGTCACCAAGAAAGACGACGACGTCGAGAGTAAGGGTTCACTTACTGACGAAGAGAAGAAAGCGTTCAAGCAGGTATCTGACAAGGACTTCTTGGTTGACGTTATACGACGTGAGAGTGGACTGTACATCTTTGAGGTCATCGAGTTCGATGGCAAGGAGGTTCACGACATACCGATTCAAGACCGTATCAAGTTGTTGCGTGGTGCGTTACAAAGCGTCGAAGGCGTCGAAGCCCCAAGCGCATCTGACACGAAGTTGACCGACGACGTCGGACTGGCTGACGCTATCAAGAATATTGAGAGCGACCGTATCTTGTTGCGTGATGCAAAGTCCACGTACATGAAAGGCGAAGCACGCCATCCCAAGTGGGTCATGTATCAGAAAGGCAACGACGTCACACTCATGGTGCTTGAGCGACGAGGCGAATCACCGTACACGTATCGACTTGGTACAGGGCCAATCATCCATGGTGAGGACTTGGGCGACCGTGCAGTCAAGATTGAGGATGACATTTACATGGACATTGGCGCATCATTCAATGCTCCTGAGAAGTATGAGGTCGGTGACTTTGTCAAGGTCAATGTTACAAGTGTGACAGAAGGTGAAGCGTCTGAGAATCAAAAGGTGTACACCGTTCACGCACCACGCATCGAGGGAGAGGCTGAGGGCGAACCACTGGTCAGCACAGAAAGTCTTGCTATGTTAGCAAAGGCTGACATGACCCAAAGTCCACTCAATATCTATAGAAGCGACCGTCACATTCGTGTATCGTTTGAAGCAGGTGATGTTCTGTACAAGGCGACCACACGTGGTCAGTATTGGACTGTGCACACACCTGTAGCCGACAATGACTATCTGATTCGTTTGTCTGAAAGTCAACGACCGTTTTGGTCACCTGTTGCTGGTGTCATGCTCAAAGGCGACTTCTCTATAGAAGAACGAGAGGACAAGGCTGAGGTTCACGAAAGCAAGGGTGATGGTAAGCCTCTCATCCCGCCCAAGAAAATTGAAGGCACTGGTACGTGGGATAAAGAGAAGAAGAAAGTCATGAAGAAGGGTGTTGAACTTCTTGAGAAACTGTTATCGAAAAGCGGCGTAGGCCAAGTGGGTATGTCATCAGCAGGTCCTAAGGGACTTGGTATAGACGTAGGTACACCAATTCAATCACCAACAGGTCCAACTAATCCTGACGATGCGAAAACCATGCCTGACTACGATGTGCGTGATATTGAGCGTGACAGAAAAGATGAAGAAGAAGAATCGAAGGACGTCGACGAAGTTGATAGTAAGTTGGAACTTACAGAAGATAAGGCTATCTACCATATCTGATTATATAGAATGACGGATGTAAGGACTACAATGGTCATGGCATCGCCACTGCAATCCGCCCGATTTGAAGGCGGTGGTACTATATCGCTCCTCAAGAGCGACAATGGCCTTGTTATTGCAGGCTATGCAAGCGTCGAAATGGTCGACAAGCAAGGTGACCTCATCACTACAGGTGCACTTAAGGGTGCATTTGACAACTTCATGAAGGCGGACGGATTCCGCAACGTACAACTCGCACACTCCAATATTCAAGTTGGCAGTGTTATCCCACAGTACACTGATAGCAGTGGTCGACTGTGGAAGTCCGGTGTCGATGATGCTGGACTATTCGTCGTCATCCAAGTACGTGATGACATCGAAAAGGCTCGTGAAGTAGCCAATGAAATTCGCAAAGGCGCCCTTAGGGGTTTCAGTATCGGTGGACAAGCATTCAAGCGAATGCGAAAGGCCGATTCGGAACACGGTGATTACACCGAGATTTCCAAACTGGAACTTCACGAGGTAACGATTTGTGAAAAAGGTATAAACCCGGAGGCGACATTCCGTATATTGAAGGAGGACACAACAATGACTGAAAATACAGACATGAACACAATGAGCGAACTGTCGTCCGTCTTGGACCGCATCAACACCCGCCTCGACGTAATGGAAAAGGGCGAGGATGACAAAAAGATGCCTGCTTTCCTTGAAGGGAAAGACAAGGATGACGACAAGGATGAAGACAAAGGCAAAGAAATGGCTGATGACAAAGACGACAAAGAAAAGATGTACGGCTCCGAAGAGCAAAAATCTGAGTACTCCGATGTTATCACCCAAGACTACTTGCACTGGATGGAAAACACCTTGAAGTCGGGTGGCGTTGATATTAACAGCGCTCGTGCACACTTTGATGCACTTGAGAAGGCACAACTCGGTGGCTTCGACAACCCATCTTCGGTTGACGGTGCTGACTACTTTGCAGGCCAAGTAAAAGGCCGAGCACAAGAAGGCGGCAACCCATCTACAGGCGCAATTGGCAAACTCAACAGCGGCTCCAAAGCCGATGTTGCAAAGGGCTACTTGTCTCCTGAGGACCTTTCCCCTGCTGACCTTGAGCAAGCATACGCTGCTTACAAGGCTGCTTCTATTGAGAAGCAACTCAAGGGAACTCTCAGCGATGTCTTCGCCGACCGACTCGCCAAGGAACAGCGCAGTGAGGCTGAAAGCCGACAAGCACAAGCATTCGACGCTCGTGCTCCACTCGCATCAATCGAAAAGGCAGTCGCTGCTCTAAGCGACCGAATCGATAACCTTGCATCAGGTGAAACCGGAACTACTATCCAAAAGTCCGCACCTGTTTCTAACGTTGAAATTCCATCCACTATGGACATGGCTAACATGTCTTGGGATGATGTACACCGCCTCGCAGGGAGTGTATTCCACAACTGAATGGAGTGATTAAGAATGGCAAGAAACTATCTAAGAACAGTAACCGACATGGAACGCTACTACTATGGTGCAGGCTCAAACATGGGCTTCCACTATTCAGGTAGCGAACTTTTGAAAGCAGACGCACCTATGCTATCCACAACAGCAGGTACATACCAAGCAATCTACGGACGAAAGGTTTGGAGTCAGTTGAACCAAGAGTTCAACGCATTCTCCATCCTTCCTAAGAAGCCTTGGGACCGAAGTGGATGGCGTGTCGTAACCGCACGACCTGATACCACCAAGGGTGGAGGTATTGCGGAGAACGGTACACTACCGGACACCACCAAACCAACCTTCCAGCACATCGCTGCAAAGCCTAAGACCATTGCACACACCTTCGACATGAGCGAAGTTGCAATCTTCCTTAACGACAAGGATGACGGTCTCGGCGACATCCGCAGTGTTCTCAAGGAAGAGATGGGTAAGCACCACGCTGAGGAAATCAACAAGATGCTTCTCCAAGACAAAGGAACAGCCGCTGGCAACGACTACGAGTCTCTTGACCGTGTCACAACCGGTGATACTGCTGCTACCAACGACATCTACAGCATCGACCGAAGTGGAAACTCTTGGTCCCTCGCTGAGCACAATGAGAACAGCGGTACCGACCGAACTCTCAGCCTTGACCACCTCGACGACATCTTTCAAAAGATTTGGGTACGTGGTGGAAACCCTAAGGTTATCCTCACTGGATATGATACATTGATGCGAATCCAACAACTTCTCCAGTCGCAACAGCGATTCATGGAAGAGAAGCGTGTCACCCCTACCTTCAACGGTGTTAAGGGTGTACCGGGTGTTGAAGCAGGTTTCATCGTTGCTACTTACAACGGTGTTCCTATCATTCCATCCAAGGACGTTCAGACTGACACCATCAGTCGTATGTACTTCTTGGACACTGATTACCTACACTTTAGTGTCGCAAAACCAACTCAATACTTTGAGTCAGGTATCGAAACTGGAGACCCATTCGCCATTAACCGCCTCGGTCAAGAGGGACTTTACCGAACTATGGGTGAAGTATGGACAACTTTCTTTGGAGGTCACGGCTCAGTCCGAGACTTGAAGTGAGGCTAATGGAGATAACACACAGGAGATGATGAATTATGGCAGCAATAACACACAGAGGAATTACTTACACATTGAGCGCAGGTACACCTACAATGAACCTCGACTTACCGCTTGTAGCGGGAGTTGACCAAGACGAGACACTATGGCTTGACGGGCAGGCGACTACCGGTTACCCCGGTACCCTCGATGGTTTCCAAGCAACAAACACACAGGTCGTTGAGCGAGTACAACCACGATTGGTTATGCTAACTCTTGCAGCAGACGTAAGCGAAGCCGCTACACTAACCATCACAGGTGGTGCAAGCAAGATTATTTCGTTCGTCGCACAACGTGCTGACGCAACTGCGAACGTAGCGATTGTACACACCAGCGATTTGGTGTTGACTTTCGACATGGAAGCAACTGCGGACGGTACAACCGACGACTTGACTGCAATGGAACTTTGGTTAGTTTTGGCCTGAGGTGAATCTTCTTGCCTACAATAACCTCACTCGGTCCTTACTACGAACGTAGGGTACCCGGTATGAAGCGAATATATGCTATTCGTGGAACTCCAATGGATGTTTCGCAAGAATGGCTTGACGCTAACCGTGGTAGTCTTGCGAACAAGTGGTGGAGAATCGACGGAGACACAGGTATCACAATCGACGCAGGCGACGATGGACTTCCCGACTCAGGTTGGACCAAGAAGGACATCACTGCATGGCTTAAGGGACGTGGAGAAACTGTTGGTGGATATGCGACCAAGTCCAAACTACTGGGCATGGTCGAGTTAATCCTCAACCCTCCAGCACCTGAGCCGGTCGTCGAAGAACCAGTCGTCGAAGAACCCGTGGTCGAAGAACCCGTGGTCGAAGAAGTAGCAGAAGAAACAGAAATAACAGGAGATGAAGAATAATGGCATACTCAACAACAACAGATACACGAACACACGTAATGGGCGACATGCTCATGCTAACTGGAACATTTACAGACGGTGGCACACAAGTCGATTTGACTGACTTGCTTAGCGAAGTCTTTGCGGCAGGCGGTCATCTAACATCGGTCACTGGGACTGGTGTACTGATTAACAACGGACCCGGTTACCCAGTTATTGGAACAACCACCGCAATGACTGTCGATACAGTTGATGCACTTGCGGCACTTACTGTTGGACAGACGATTTACGCCGCTGATACTGGTACTAAAATCGGTGTACTAACCGCAATTGGTAGTGCCACAAGTATTACCGTCGGTGGAGGTACCGAAGCACCGCTTTTGAATAATCAAGAAATTGGAGTTATTGGTGCTCATAAACCATCAGTCACTCTTAAATCGGTTGGTGTTGATGTTTCTATTGATGAAACTAACAACATAGTGCTTTTTGAAGTTGGAAAAACAGATGCTACAGCGGCTACATCGACATCCGATGGACGTTGGTGGATTCTTGGAAAGCGCTGAGGTGATTCACCTTGGCAGTTCTAAGTGGCTATGGTAACCGAGTAATCGGTCCCTACAGTCCCCAACAAATGGCTGACGGTACAGCAACAGCGGCAATCCAAGCGGACATCCGAGCCACAGGTGGCTCAGGTGCTCTTGGAGTAGCAGCGGCTAACACTACTGCACTCGTTAGCGTCGAACCGTTTACATCGCTTGGCAATCACTACTTTCTACTTACCTACACAGTTTGAGGTGAGTAAACGGTGGATGCAGCGACACTCGGACTCGACGAAATCGAGCGACTTGAGAAGCGTGGCGTACGACTGGCCGAGTCCTACGGGGCAGGTTCTGTCTTTAACCAAGACAAACCCCTTGAAGGTGTGGTCAGCAAACAACGCATACGCAACCGAAAGGCAGGCGACGTCCTAAACATCGGCTCAGGCACACGGTGCAAATCGTGTGGTATGCTCTACTTCTGTTGGGTCGACAACTGTCGAACATGCGGAACAAAGATGGACTTCAACTTGGGAACGAAGGAGGAATGAACATGTGGATAGGTATACGCAAGGCTCCTGATGACCCCAACATGGACGCTATGAGACAGCAACTAAAGCGTCTCATGCAAGGTAGCAAGGCTACAGACATGCAAGAAAGAATCCAACACATGCTAAGCATGGGTATGGGCCAAGAGCAAGCCGAGGATATGGCTGATAAATACGAAGAACATCTTGAGAAGCCGATTCAGGCTCGTATGGAAGAGTTGCGCCAAAAGAATCCTGAGATGGATGAAGGTCGACTTCGACGTATCGCCGAAGCAGACATAATGACGCCCGGTAGCCCATATCGTGTAGCAGCCCCCAAAGAAGCACCTCAAGAATCTGAAATGATTGGCGAGCAAGAACAACGCCCGTCTCTTGGACGAGGACAGACGCCTGCTCCACGTGGAGAGTTCCTACAGCCTCTTCGTGAAGGCGAAGATGAACGTCGTAAAAAGACTGTACAACTGGGCACAGAAAGTGGATTCGGTGGTCTTGGTAAGGAAACTATTCTACACGACCCGACAGGTCGACACCCGTTGTTCTACGGCAGTCCACGCAAGTTGCAAGATGCACAAGCAAAGCATCAGCAAGCATCACAGATGGCTGAACGATTACAGCCGCAAGTTGACCGCTTGCACACTCAGGTTTTACGACTGAGAAATAGTGATGACCCACAGAAACTTGCACAGGCTGACCAACTTGATGAAATTCGATTCAAGTTGATGAACGACCTTTATCCTCACACACAACGTATACAGGAAGCGAAAGCCGAGATGGAAAAGCACGGACCGCAATCTCACATGAGCCTTGAGAAGTATCTTGGTCGAATGATGGGTGGAGCATCAGCAGGTGCTCGTGACATGCAATTCGGCGGACAGGGACGAAAGGGTGGAGTCGGAATGGCTGATTTTCAACAAAAAATCTTGGGACAAGATGTTGCTGACGTCGGGCGAGGTACAGGTAGTCAACAAGAAATGATTGACCGAATGTTTGAACTTCATCAAAACGACCCGTTGAATCTAAGCAGCAACGTGTTGAGCCATTTGCAAAATGAAGGACTGTCCATTGATTTGGGCCGTAGCCCAAGCATGGCGAACCTTGACATTAGTGCTGAAATGGACGACAAGAAGCGTGGTCTTGAAGCAATGATGCAGGCTGCTCAGAAGCGAGATGAGGCTTTGGAACAGGAGCGAAAGCAATTGATTGGTAATCCTACCCCTGAAAACATTCAACGTATGATTGAAATTGACCAACAACGGCAACAATACGATTCTGATATTCGTCGTATGGCTCGTGAACTGGAAACAGGTCACATGTCAGTCATGACGCCTGAGATTCTTGCCGAGCGTGTGTTCGGACAAGGTCGAGACATGAGCAAAGACCCTACAGTCGTCCGACCCGGCGAGGGCGGAGATGCGACGGACATGCGAATGGAAAATCAACTTAACATCCTTATGTCAAGGCTTGGCCTTGAAGAAGCACCTGAGGGTGAAAGCGACGGTGAGCGAGCAATGCGTGAACAACAAATCGTTAGCGCACGAAAGCAGTTCAGAGATTTAATTCAACAAGGAGCATCACCCAATGAAGCAAGAGAGCAGGTCCAACAGACTGTCGAAGATAACAAAACTCGGTTTGCAGACGAAGCAGCGCCATACGGGACTCTTTCAGTTCTACAACCCGGACAAGGACTTGACACAGGTAAAGTCCGACAAGACTTCCCACACGCTCCACAAGGCGAAAGTTACACACTCGACCCATCAGATGCGCCTCCAGTTGACCCTGCACCTGAGCCAAGTTGGATGGACCCGGAGAAACAGGTGATGCGAGACAGGCGTCGGTTCGGTAATCCGTTTGGCTCATTTGGCATGCAGGTTCCTGAAAAAGAAGACGAAGATGAGGACGATGATATTCAAACAGGATTCCCGATGGCACTCGGTGACCTTCTCATGAAGTCGGTACACAACCGTCTTTGGTGGCAAGGTCTATGACGGAGAACTATCTGTGGGAGATGAGGGGATGACGCATGCCAGTAGTATTCTCACCCGGTGAAGCGGAAACAC